ACTTGAACAATGCCAGGAATAATAACATTGCCCGAAATTACAAAAGCATTTGGCCCAAGGTTAACACGCAGTTCAGGCTCACCGGTCAGATAACGATATTGTAAAGCACGAGCTACATCAAGTAAATTGGTTTCTTGCGGATGTTCGTAGTTGGTAGTGTTTAGTCTACGGTCGCCTCGACCCTGTGATGGTGGGGTATATCCCATTCTTAGTCTAGATCAAGTATGCTCATTTGACTGGCAGCAACACTGGCAGTGGCAACTTTATTTCCGGGTCTAAAATTAAAAATCATTTGTGTGTTGCTGGGAATAACAAAACCATTGCTGGTAGTAACACCAGGTGCTGTGCCAAACTGCACACTTTGAGCCACATTACCTGTGGTAATCAAAATCCTGCGTCCGGCGATTACTGAACTTACTGTGGCAGTGGTAGTGGTTTGTAGTGTCTGATATTTTACGGTATCTACACCATCTATGGTTTGTATTGTGTAATATTGACTCATTGTTTTTCCTTATTTGGTAGCTTGCCAGCCTGGGTACATGCTGGGTGCATTTGTTCTGATGTCCGCTGGATTTTTGCTGTGATGCACATCATCGCCGGCCGGAAATGCTGCGGTAACAGGTGCAACAATTTCTACTGGTGCATTGGCATATTCTGGTTCTTCAAAATCCAGCAATCCGGCCAAACGCTGCATGTCTGCTAGTTCAGCAGCAGGTTCAGTATCAACTGCCACAGCAACTACCGGCTCAGCCTCGGGCTGTTCTGCATGATCTATAACATCTAAGATGCTGCGAATAATATCTGTTATCTTCATAAGAGTATTTAGTCAAAAAGAAGCCCGCCGAAGCGGGCAAATACTTCCTAAGGAGCCGAGCAGGTTATTGGATTGTGTAATTTTCCAGTTCAAAATATGTGTTACCACGGGCAACACTGTCTTCTACCATGAGATCCCAATCGCCGGCAGCTTGATTGGCAAAACGCACTTCGGCTGCATCCTGGATAACATCTACCAGTTCCAGCAGGGCTTCGCTGACATCTTCGTCGTCAATGGTGCTGATATGCTCACGCATGAAATCAATTACGGCTTCCATTTGTTGGATGTCAAGATCAGCAATTGCGATTCGATCTGCAAGTATATTATCTACTAGAGTATTGATGTCCATTATAGTGTCCTAACATGATTGATAACTAGGTTAGCTTCGGGAAAGCCCTGGGATTCTTTTGCTGTGACCACATCTTCAATCATGGCCATTTGCATTTCATGCAATTCATCTAGAGTAAGATCAATGATCTGACGCTTGCGATTTAAGCCGCGGTAAGCATAACGGATTTCTTTTTGGGCACTGTTAAATGCATTGCTGAAATCTTTAGGTTCCATTTACACCTCCTGATTACGATGTTTGGCATTACGCCGGAACTGCCGTTTGTTCTCTACAGTGCGACTACGAAACGGACTATCGCGTTCAAACAGCACACGATGCGCTCGAGTTTTTTGATAGGGAATTTTTGCTATCTTTTTCATGATCAGCTATTTACTGCTTGTCGATTAATAACAAAGCGATGTAAAGCTTCGCACTCGCGGACAAAGTCGGCACCAACATCCATGCTCACATAGTTCGCGCCTTGCATGCCCTGCTCGCTGTAGTCAATGTCTTGTAAAGCCGCTTCACTGAAGCCTAATGTAGCCATGCAATTTATAAAAGACTCGATCCAAGCTGAGTCTGTGTAGATAAGGCCGTCTTTATCGGTATCCCATTCCGCAGGATCAAAGTAGGCACGGAGTTCACCAAATTCGCCGTCGTCGTCGAGGTAAGCAAGACGAACACGGTCAATTTTTACACAACCACTGACCGTACTCCAATAACCTTGACCGTTAGTGTGTGTTACGAAATTTACAGTTTGATCAAACATTTTCAGCCTCCAGTTCAAGAATTTGAATCATAATCTTACGACGCTGTTCGTCAATTCTAGCATTAGTAAGTTCGTCAAAGCAACCAGCCTGCTCGTCCAAATGGATTAATTCATTATACAGGCAATCAATAACAGTCTTATCCATAATTATTTCCGATCCATAATGTAAGTAAACAGGACCCACTTGGCACGGTTCAGCTGTTGGCGTGCATCTTCGGCTCGCATGGAATCGACTTCACCGTATTCGGTATTGACCATTTCTTGTGCATCCGACATCATGCTGGCAACAATCATTGCAGGACCAGTCATCTTAAAAGTGATGCTGGACTCTACTGCTTCGCGCATCTGCGCTTCGGTGCAACCATACATGCTGACTTCACGAATCTCTTTGGTAGTAAGACCTTCGAATGCTGTTCTCATTTGTCACGCTCCTTATTAGTTACTATACCAATATTATAACAAAATGGATCTTTTTGGTCTACCAAAATTATGTTAGCAATTTAGCAAGTTGTCGCCGAATTTCTTCTTCTGTTGTTTTTCTAGCAACACCGTCTTTGTATAACACCATTGACGGGTCTGCGTTCAGTCGAACTACAGAATAGCTTTTGGTTTTGCTGTTGTACCTGAAGTCAATTTTTTCAGAATACAATTTTTGTAACACTTTGTCAAATTCCATATTGCACCTTATGTTAGTAATTTAACAACTAAACCTACGGTATAAATTGCAAGAAGTGTTGCATTAATTGTAATAAGACTCCACTCGCGCCATTTAATGGCTACAATCAACCATAAAAATGCACCCGCATTTAGTAGGGCTGGTCCTAGTGGGTAAAGGTTAATACTAGTGCAAATGGCGCCCGCAATTGTTACAACGGTTGCAAGCCACTTGAGATAAAATGTCATGTCCTTTTTCATGCTCTTAGTATAGCAAAAAGGACCTTTTCGAGCAACCACAAAAAAATTGCTAAAAAAGCAATTAATGAATTGTTAAGTCTTCGTTGAATTGTTGTAAATCAATTACGCCTAAAATTTTCATTATTTTGGCAATTGACTTGGGTGGCTTGTCTGGTAAAACTTCTGGAATGAATGCATACTTTAGGTTACCATCCGAATCGAAGATGAAGCCATAATCTTCATCTCCAATTTCTTCATCATATGATTGAATGGCGTCTTCGACTTCTAGCTCTAGGCGTTTGCTCATCGCTGCCTCCTGTTTAGTATATTTATGGTTACTTGAACAGTATAAGCGCCATAAGTGTAGCTTGGATCACAAATCCCAATCCGATAGTGACCACATTCAGTAAGTCACGCAGAATAACTGCCCGACCAAACAGTAGTACAAGGCCCAGCCACATAAACAGCACAACATCTATGCTTGGCGTTGAATCTGTTAGCCCTGTTAGTAGTGCAAGCAGGGTAGGAATGGTAGCAGCGTGTAATGCAATAGCCGCTAGCCAGCCCATGGTTTCTGCAGAGATTTTGCTAAAGTGAGTAGAGAAAAACTCTACCACACTTTGCTTGATTCTGTCAAAATCAATCTTATTCGAATTTTCCATTTTTACAATTTTTGATTTAGGTGTTGATGTTAATATTGGCATCTACTATCCTGCTTAACTACCATAAAAAATATGGCGTCCAATTTTGGTAATAGGTTTTTTACCCCATCCTGGTTGAACATAGTCAGCATGATAATACATTGCATTTTTGAGACTTGGAAGTCTGAAACCTTCTAGCAATACTTTTTTAGCAACTTCTGCACTTTCGTTGTACAAGGGTTGATAAATTGGTTTCACTCTATGAGTGCCATCACAGTACCAACTGAACTGACAAACCACTTTAGAGTATATTACATTCTTTTGATAAACCACTGCACAGATATCATTGGGAAATTGCCCACTGGCTGCGCGATTGAGTGTAACTTGAGCCACAGCGACTTTCCCTTCAAATGGTTCGCTGGCAGCTTCCCAATAAATGTTCTGCGTCAGACAACGCAACTGGCGAGATCTTTCTTCTCCAGTTACTGGGTGCATTGCAGACATCTCTGCTTTCTCGGCCTGCAAGGCTTCGAACTTGTTTTTGGTTACCTCTACCAAGGCGTATGTGGCCAACCACATACCAAAAACGATTGATACAAATTTTGCTAAGTTTGGCAAATATTGTCTCATCTATTTTTCCCTCCTTATTAAGGTTGTAGTTTTATATAACTCTGTAAATTTAGAGAAAACAACTGCTTTAACCCCATAATGTTGGTATATTATAGCATTTTTTCTGCTTTTTTACAAGTTAAATGGGTAGTTAATTGGTTAAATTAACCGGCAATTACATCCGAACTGCCAGTGGCAGCGTCACCACACGATGCTGCATCTCCAGCTCGGACTACACCAATGCCGTCGGCAAAGACAGTGCCGCTGGAACCTACCATTACTGGTCCAGCATGCAGTCCGGTACCATGACCAGCAACCGCATCACCTTTTACACTGATTGGTGCTCCGTTGACAATCACACTTGGAACTCCTGGTCCACTGATTGTTCCCCCGGCACTGTCTACACCAACTCTACTTACGCCTGGCATTATGTTATAATACTTCCTCTGGTTACTGGTTCAATACCTGTGGTTGTTTTGATATAATGTTTTTGCATCTGATCAATACTTGGTGCATGCATTATAACATGACTCTTTTGTAATGTAATATTTATATCACTATCGGCTGTAAACAAACTTTGAATCAATCCCATACCTTGCGGACCTGGCATAACTGTGCAAGGTTTTGATACTTGATATGAATCTGAATCATTACTAATGATTCTTGCAACGATTTCGTCGCCATTGGTCAATTTAAAACTGACTATATCGCCTTCTTGATAACCTCGTGAAACTAACATTTTATCCCTTTAGTAGTTGAAAAAATTCTGCTGATTTTGAATTTAATCCGTTAAAACCGCCAGGAATTAATTCATATCCATGAAAAATCTGTGGAACACTTCTTAATCCCTTATCTAACAGCATCTGCCTTGATTCTGGGTCGTTCTCGATGTTAACTTCAGTATACGGCACACCTCGACTTTCCAAGAGACTCTTGGCTCTATCACAGAACGGGCATTGTGATTTACTATAAATTGTAACCATAATTAATTTTTTCCTTTTGTTATTTTCTTTTAATTTGTAAAATCTAAAAATATAATAAATTTATTTGCATTTGCTTGTTATAATAATAATGCGACTGACATGTAATTCTACATTCTCCAGAAAGTATTGTTGATCCGCCTGCTTTATGCTCTAGTCTTGCGTCCCAATGATACATAGCTTTTGTTTTATAGTACATTTTTTTGTTTTCTTCTTCATCTTTATAAAGTAAATAAGAACCATTTGACGGCATGTCTATTGGAATTAAAATTGAACGACTACTTTCCATATTTGATTCATTGTCATATGCTAGTATTCCTTCGTCAATATGAAATCCCTGAACATCATCGTCGTTATAAATAAAAGGTTTATAAAAAATATGAAAACCCGGTACAGTTAAATTTGGATGTAGTATTGCTGGTTTTCCAGTTATTTGGAAAATTTTATCGCATATTCTTTTATATAGCCAATCAAAATTTTCTATTAGAATATTTTTTGTATCTTGACAAATTTTTGATTTTGGTGTATTAGTCTGAATCATAATATAAGTTGCATCACCTAGTGTATAATAATCTAAGTTGCTGTACCTGTCAGGTTTAAATACAGCCCAGTATTTTTTCAAATCTAGTATTTTGTTTTTTAGATCAATACACTCTTTATCGGTAATGAAGTTTTCTTCTATTATAAATTCTGTGAGAGACATTTTTTCTTGTTTTCTTTGCTATTTTAAAAAATTTGATCTTGTTTACATCTTTCTATTAATAATTCCATCCAATATTCGTATCCTTCAATAGTAGGATGAAAACCGTCGTCAGAAATTAAATTTTTTCTTAAGCAAGATTCAAACTGGCCTTGTTCATTGTCAAATATCCAATTTGATAAGTTTAAATTTTTAATTAGTTTTATATTATTTGAATAAGTGTGTGCGCACAATTCACCAGATTTTTGTTCAATTTCTGCAATTAGATTTTTGTTAAATTGATTTATCATTACACTAAAGTAATGCGGAATGTTTAGACTCTTAAGATAGTTTTGTATCTTGAGCATTTCCAGTAAACTCAGATAATGCAACTGTTCGTGGTCCATGAATTTATGAATACCTTTGAAGATCATGTCAGCATATGTGTGCTCAAGATGATCCCAACTACCAATACCACCAGTAAAAACATAGTCTTTATTGTAAAGATTACCTTTAGCCATCCAATCATCAAAATAGCTTATGTCATTGACAACTAAATCATATCGTGATAAACCAGACCAGCTGACATATATTAAATCAAAATTTTCTCTTACTGTAGCTGCGACTACCGAATCTGCTATAAATTTATTACCTGCTGCTGCATGGCTTAAATTAGTAATGCGTGAATTAGGAAATTTTTCCTGTAATATTGGTTCTAACTCTAGACAAAAGCTACAACCGGCTACGAGAATTTTCATTACAGGCTAAATCCTTTAAATGTATTATTATCTACATCTTGTTTTGTGCCACCAATTACATAACTTGATATTTCTGTTTCCTGTGGTGCCACTTGAACTTCAGCACCGGCAATCCATTTTTGTGTCCATGGTAATGGATTTGATCCTGGCTTAATGCCGCAGTCTAAACCTACCGCTGTCATACGCTTGCAGGTTAACCAATCAACATATTGACTTAACAATTGTTCATTGAGACCAATCATGCTTCCGTCTTTGAACAAATAGTGTGCCCACGCTTTTTCTTGTGCTGCTGCTGCCAAAAACATTTGCTCACATTCTGCACGAGTTTCTTCTTTTAAAGAAGCATAATCAGGATCATCCTGAGGTAGCAATTTGAGAAGGGTTTGCGTAGACCCTAAATGAACATTTTCATCTCGTGCAATTAATTTAATAATTTTCGCATTGCCTTCCATCTTTTTCAACTCTGCAAATGCCCATGAACAGGCAAAGGATACATAGAACCTAATACCTTCTAGAGCATTAACACTATTAAGACAGAGCCATAATTTCTTTTTTAATTCACGACGATCAACAACTACTGTTTGACCATTTACCGAATGACTGCCCACACCTAACAAATTGTAGTATTGTACAGAATCAATGAGATCATCATAATACTTTGAAATGTCTTTGGCACAATCTACAATTTCTTTTATATCCGTGAGCTCATCAAATATAACACTAGGGTCACTATAAACATTACGGATAATGTGAGTATAGCTACGGCTATGAATCGTTTCATTAAAGGCCCAGGTCTGAATCCAAGTTTCGAGCTCAGGAATAGTAGCGATGGGAAGAAAAGCAAGGTTGGGACTACGACCTTGAACACTATCCAAAAGGATCTGTCGCTTAAGATTGCTTGTAAAAATATGTTGTTCATGTTCAGTCAGTTCTTTGAAGTCCTTGGAATCACGCAATACATCTACTTCTTCCGGGCGCCAAAAGAATCCCAATTGTTTGTCGGTCAGTTTGTCAAATTGTCTATATTTTAGTACATCATACCTTTGTATAGGTTGTGCGCCTGATTCATCAAGAAATGCCAAAGCTTGTGTATGATTATTTTTATTGTTAATATTAAAGACGCTCAATTGTTATTCTCCAGCTGCATAAGTTTTTTCAAATATATCTTTTTTCACTACGCCATAATCGCTAGGGCCGTGTCTGACAATATAATCATTGTCTGCCGTGTAGTTTAACACTTCTCCCCAACTAGTTGCGACCGATCCGTTGTGGTCGGCTAATTTAGCTAACTTTATTATTTTCTTTGGATAGCAAACACCATCGCCAGCATCGTCTTTTAGTTCACGAAACTTTTCCGGAGGCATAGGATATTGTTCGCCTTTGGGTCCAGTTAGAATATAATATCCTTTTTTGTAGTTAACAGGTCCTTCTAAAGTTTGAATCACACCATCTTCGTTGGCAATTTTATACCGTTCAGGATTAGGTTTTTTGTAGGTTCGGAAAGAGCCTTCTTTAAACCAATCATCTGTAACAGTTACATCTTCAAACAAATTGATGTGCTTTCTCAAGGTCATTAAAACTGATCCTTTTCTGTACTGTGAGCCATTGCTGCTGTCGATCGGGAACCTACCGCTTCACTAATTAAATCAAAATAACCAACACCAACTTCGCGTTGATGTTTAATTGTGGTAAATCCTCGATCCTGTGCTGCAAATTCGCGTTCTTGCATTTCGCTATAACCAGCCATGCCACGCTGTTTATAAGACTCAGCTAATTCAAACGTAGCAAGATTATTGCAGTGAAAACCAGCAAGTGTAATAAATTGAAACCGATATCCCAGTTTACCCAATTCTTGTTGAAAAGTTAGACATTCAGATTCACTGAGATATTTTCTCCAATTGAAACTGGGACTGCAATTGTATGCCAACATCTGGTCAGGATAGATCGCATGGATAGCTTCTGCAAATCTAGTCGCTTGCTGAATATCAGGAGTTGATGTTTCAAACCACAGTAGGTCAGCATAAGGAGCATAAGCCAACCCACGTTGGATACAAGCATCAATGCCATTCTTGAACTTAAAGAATCCTTCTTCTGTTCTCTCGCGGATAATAAAATCACTATCAAGAGGGTCGTGATCTGACGTAATAAGAGTTGCCGCTTCTGCATCTGTCCTTGCCATAATAACTGTATCTACGCCAGCTACGTCTGCTGCTAATCTAGCTGCGTTTAGTGTGCGAATCATTTGACTGGTTGGTACTAATACTTTACCACCTAGATGCCCGCATTTCTTTTCACTTGCCAATTGATCCTCAAAGTGTACACCAGCAGCGCCAGCTTCAATCATGTGAGTCATCAATTCATATGCGTTTAATGCACCACCAAAACCAGCTTCTGCATCTGCAACAATAGGTAAGAAATAGTCTACATCTGACTTTCCTTCTGCCCAATCAATTTGATCTGCACGGCGGAAAGCATTGTTAATACCTTTCACAACTTGTGGTACACTGTTTACAGGATACAGACTTTGATCAGGATATGTGGTGTTGGCGGTGTTATTGGCTGCTGCTACTTGCCAACCTGACAGGTAGATTGCTTTCAATCCTGCCTTGGCGTGCTGTACAGCCTGTTGACCATTGTAAGCGCCTAATGTGTTAATATATGGCTCATTTTCTAGTAGAGTTCGTAGTTTTCCTGCGCCTATACGTGCTAAAGTATGATCTATTCTAATAGATCCCTGTAATTGTCGTACAGTATCAAATGAGTAATTTCTTTTTTTCATAAATTTCCTAGATTACACAACTGTCACAATCTTCTTGATTGGTATATTCTGCTTCTTCTACCGGCTTAGATTCAACTAGTTTATCAATGTTGATTTCGCCCTGCCCATCAAAGGTATTAAAGTAATACAATTGTTTTAGACCATACTTATAACATAATAATAAATGCTGTAGCATTTCACTCATGGGGATTTTTTCATCGTCGTAATACTGTGGATTGTAGGAAGTATTTACACTAATACCTTGATCGATATATTTTTGCAGCACTGCACACAATTTTAAATAGCCTTCTGGACTGATTTGATCCCATAATAATTCATAACGATTTTTTAATCTTTTATATTCCGGGACTACTTGTTTCAATTGTCCATGTTTAGAACCTTTAATTGACACATACGAACGCGGTGGCTCAATTCCATTAGTAGCGTTACTGATTTGCGCACTTGTCTCTGCTGGCATTAAGGCCATCAGTGTGGCATTGCGCTGACCTGTGCGCTGGACTTGTTCGCGTAGTGATTGCCAAGGCATGCGCTCTTGGTAGGGCACCAATTCATCCACATCTCGTTTTCTGGTATCAATAGGTAACACGCCTTTTGCACTCTTGAGATCTTGCCATCTAGTGCAAGCGCCTTGTTCTTCGGCAAGATCTGCAGAAGCCTTGATCAAATAATAAGACCATGCTTCTGCATACTCGTCTACCAATGCTAATGCTCTAGGATCACTATAACTGACATCATTCTTGGCCAAGAAGTAGGCGAAATTGATAATACCAATCCCTAGTGGTCTAAATTCTTCTGTGGCCAATCTTGCTGCTAGGATAGGATAGTTCTGATAACTTAATAGAGCATCTAATCCTCTTACTGCCAACCTGCACATTTTCTCGAAGTCATGTGGGCTTTTTACATTGCCCCAATTGATCGCTGATAGAGTACACAGGGCGATCCTACCATCCTCGTCGTTGACATCTCGTAACGGCACAGTTGGCAAATCAATTTCCGCGCAAAGATTACTCATCTTGATCGGTGCTACCTTTTCATCAAATGGACTGTGTGTATTGGCATGGTCCACGTTCTGAAGATAGATACGACCAGTATCCTTGCGTTCCTGCATGAATCTACTAAACAAGTCACTTGCTTTGAAGGTCTTCTTTCTAAGTTTGGTGTTACGCTCTGCTCGCTCATACAGCTCTTTGAATCGTTCTTGGTCATTGAAAAAAGCAGAGTACAGCTCAGGTACATCATGGGGACTAAAGCAGGTGATGTCATCACCTGTAATTAGTCTTTCATACATCAACTTGTTAAACTGCACACCATAGTCCATATGACGCACACGATTGTCTTCGGTTCCTTTGTTGTTCTTGAGAACAATTAGATCCTCAATCTCGTAGTGCCAGATTGGGTAGTACAATGTAGCGGCGCCATTACGGACACCGCCTTGACTACAACTCCTTGTTGCGCTTTGGAACAACTTGTAAAAAGGTATAACCCCGGTGTGGTAAGCATCTCCGTTTCGTATTGGGGAGCCAAGTGCTCGTATTCTACCTGCACCAATTCCAATTCCGGCTTTTTGACTAACATATTTGACAATGCTGGAAGTAGTGGCATTAATGCTATCCAGGCTATCATCAGTTTCGATGAGGACGCAGCTACTGAATTGTTTTTGTGGAGTTCGTACACCAGCCATAACAGGAGTAGGCAAGCTAACGTCGTGTAAACTAATAGCATCGTAATAATCCTTTACCCATTTCATGCGGGTGTCTTTTGGATAATTTTGAAATAGAGTTGCAGCAATCAAAATATATGCCACTTGTGGTGTTTCGTAAATGTTACCGGTAACACGATTCTGTACTAGATATTTCCCACGCCATTGTTCCATGGCAACGTAGGTAAAATTTTCATCTCTTTCGTGATGAACAAATGAATTTAGTCTAGTCCATTCTTCGTCAGTGTAGGCGTCTAATAGACCTTGATCATAAAAACCTGATTGCACATTTTTCCTAACTAAATCAATTAAGGCACAGGGAGTATAATCACCATACACTTGTTTTCTAAGATGATAGTTTATTAGCCTGCCGGCTACGTATTGATAATTAGGTGTTTCTTCACTTATTAAGTCAGCAGCTGACTTAATCAATGTTTCTTGAATGTCTGATGTTTTTATTCCATTGTAAAACTGTATATGACTTTTAATCTCTACTTCACTTGCGCTAACTCCGGTAATTGCTTCAGTAGCCCAAAATACAACCTTGTGTAACTTTTCTAAATCTAGCGATTCTCTATGTCCGTCTCTTTTAGTAACTTGAATTTGTGTCATTAACGCCTCTAGTATTTTTCTAATTGTAGATCCCTTGCTGTGTAACAACGGACTAGTTTCAATTCTTGATTAATGTGTTCTTTATTTACAATCTGATTGTCAAGTAAATTAAGAACATATTTCCCTTGACACAAATAAGCTATATGGTATTGATGCCTAGTTTTATTGTCATTATAAATTCTTAATTCTGGATCTAACGTGTGTCCGTGATTAGTTAAGTGTAAAGTATATATTATTCCCAGACATTTAGCAAGATCGCAATAGTAGTTTTCTTGTATTAACTGCCAAGGATCAGGCCAATTTTGTGGTTGTTGTGGATCAAGATAGTATGGAAGAAAGGGACATTTTGCCCAAAAATCATTTACCAAATTGAGGGCAGATTCTAAATCTGCGGAATTTAGGTCACTACGGAATTTTTTCCAAAATTCCAGACGTTGTCTAGACTCATTTTTGAACATTAAATAAATCGAATATTACTTAATTTTAAAGTAGCTGTTCCACTTGCAACACTTGCTAAAAAGGAAGTTGAATTAGCAAATAAATTGGCTCCAACACTAGTTGCTGTTTCAACATATTCATCATCAAACACTGATCCACTTAAATTGTTTGTTACTTTAAATACACCTCTTCGAACATCTGTTCCCTTAATAACTTCATAATTTGTGTGAACACCTACGTTAGAATATAGTGGAACAACTATTGGGCTAGTTGACAAACTAAACTGAAGTGTAGAAGATATTTGTAGATTACCAAAAAAAGCACCTGCAGTATTAATTAAATTTCCTGTCGTGTTTGTTTCGTTTACAAGCACACTCATACTGTTGCCAAAAAACAAAGGAGTTCGACCTGAGTCAACAAAGTTCCCGACTCCTACATACCCGGTGCTTGAACCAAGATGAACCGGTACGTTTGCTTGGGCAAAAAAACTGCTAGTTAATACACGCACAGAATTAACAGATGGCGAAGACATTACTAATCCGTTACCACCGCCAATAAATTCACAATTTTCAAAAGAAATTCTTGATGAAGTGCTGTTAGTGCTTAAAATAGCTACAAGGTTAGGATAATAAGGAGCTACAGAATTTGATTGAAATGCGCATGAACTTATTTGTATATTTGATGCGCTATCAACTTGAAAAACAGGCACAGTTGTTGCTAGATTAGAATTGAAAAAGGCCATGCCAACTATTTCAATTCCCTCAGGTAACAATGCTGAACTAGTTCCAATTAATGTTCCAGTTTGGAATGAACTGTCACATACATTTGCCACCGCTACATTACCATTAGTTCCTCTAATAATAGTGCTAGAAACACCATCGCCAACAAGTTTGGCAAAAGTAGGAATGTTAAGCGATGAAGAAACTAGATAGGTACCGCCAGGAAAGTATATAGTTCTTCTTGCTCTTGCCTCTGTAGGACTTACTGTTGATCTATAAATTTGCTGAATAGCACGATTTATTGCCGCAGTGTCATCGGTGCTATTGTCACCAACTGCTCCAAAATCTCTTACATTTACAAAATCATCTAATTTGTTTTGTACAGTTCTTACCGTTGGACTGATAGCACTAGCCCCAGTCTGTACTATATACCCAGCTGCGTTACCAAAAAAAGTATAATCAATAAGTTCAACATCACCAGTTATTGCAGCAATGTCGTACTCAGTTAATATTCTAGTTACACCAACTGTTGGCGCACCTTCTTCTATCGTTCCGTTACCAATATAAAGTTTTCTAGTGTCTAAACTCCAGCCTAATTCAGCTGAAGAAAGCTGAGGAAGATCTTGCTCTAAACCTCTGCGATGTTGAATTCTGCTTATCTGTGTAACGGCCATGCTAAATCCTCAATTATTGTGTATTTAGCTTGTTTGATAGTACTGTGCTACTCTACGCATCCACTGATCGCTCCAGTATTGAAAATCCTTGGGTTCTAGCACAAACTCCTGATATTCAGGCGTTGCGTGTTCATCAGCTGGTCGTACACACATGAGAATAACACCCGTGTTAATGTTTGTTCCATGTGTGTCGTTGTGAGCCGCAGCATATGCCGCAAGCTGTAGAAAATAATCGTTGATCCACTCACGCTTTTTAGGCTTGTTCGTTTGCTTAAAATCCATGATTGCAGGCTGTCCCTTCCAAAGCCCGACACAGTCAGTAGTACCAGCATACAGCCCAGAATAGTATAAAGGAACCTCGCAACCCCAATATTCATCAACATTGTCTAATCCTTTTAGAATTACTTCTGCCGCCATAAACCAACTTGGCTGTGCAAACGGATTGGTGGGGAAATCACCTATATCGTCATTTTTAACATAACGCTCAAGATAAGTGTGCATACGTGTGCCGCGATTGGCCGCTTCTGTTGTAATTTGCTGCGCTCGTTCATGACCCACACGATCTTTCCATTCGCGTAATTTTTGTTTTGCTTCTTCTGGTTTAGTTTTATCTAGTATTGTGGTTACACTTGGAACTCGAGACCCATCAGGCAGACAGTAATGTCGCTTGCCTTCTACCGTTGTACGATCAAGCGGCGCATAATTATATTTTGGAATTATCATTTAGACTCGGAAGCTTTCGCCGCAGCCGCAGCGGTCCTTCTCATTTGGATTTATAAATTCAAAACCCTCGTTCAGGCCCTGGCGTCTATAGTCCATGGTAAGACCGTTGACATAGGGATGATCTCTTCCATTTACCCACACAGTAACGCCATTGCTATTATACTTTATCCAATCTGTAGTATTAGGAGGAGTATCAACATATTCAAGTTTATAGGCCAAGCCAGAACAGCCGGTGGTGCGCACGCCAATCATTATGCCGTGTCCTTGGCCTCTTTTTGCTAAATGCTGTTGTACTTTTTTTGCGGCTAATTCAGTCAGTTCTATCATAATTTAGGCGTATACTAGTGGAAGATTTTTGCTTTCACGTTTATAGTAATTAAAGAAATTGATAAAATCTTTTTTATTTGTGTGTTTTGAAATTATGTTTAACAAAAAGTTGCTATTGCACCAATCTAAATTAGCTTCTACAAATTGAGACGCACTTACAATGTTTTCATTTCCATCTAAATCAATGGTAAAATAAAATTTATCTTTGTTTATCCAATTATCATATAAGTTTTCTACTAAACTTTTATAAATTTTAGATTCTAAAAATCTATTTACAACTTCTTCAACAACAAATTCACATCTTGTATTTTTTATTAACATAAGGCTGTAATAAATTCTTGTTAAAATAGTCATTCTTACAAAATCAATCTTGGTAAAACTAAAACAAGATGCTACTATATTTCCTCTTAGAAAAATTCCTGATTCATATCTTTCGGCTGTGGTGTAGTTAAATTTAAACTTGTCTTGATAATTTTTATCTAAGGCAGCAGGACTTGCTGGCAATAGTTCACTGATAAATGGTTGTAAAATTAATTTATGTTTACAAATCTCAGCTAATGTGTTTCTCCATGACTCTACTGTTTGTCCAGGTAAACCCTGTATAAGTTGAACTTTACAAATCATATTAGGAAAGTCACTATTAAGTTCTTCTATCATTGTTAGATGTTCATTCCATCCCACGTCAGGTCTATCTATATTATCTAGTACTGCCGGATTTATATCCTGCACTGATATAGTAAAGCCTCCGTAATAATGATTATTACCCGAAATCAAGTTTCCTTTACCCAAAAGTTTAAATATTTTTAAATTGTTTTCTTTCTTGAGTTTACTGTAATTTCCATCAACTTTGAAGTTTGCGTTTTCATTTATATTTTTTTCTACTAAGTAGGCAATCATTTCAATGTCTTCATCATATTGACCAACATTAGCATCTGCAAGATAAAGTTTATTCACTCCAAGCTCTTGAAATAAGTTAATTTCTTCTTTATAGGTTCCTTTACGTCTAGTTACTTTATTACTTAAACCACTATTCCAATCACAAAATGTACATGAATAAGGACAACCTCGTGTTAATTCATATGGCACAATTATTTCTATATTTTTTTCCTGCAAGGTGTTTATCATTGCAGTAAACATTTCTTTATTATGAAGAAATGGGCTTACTTTATGTTGTGGCACATATTTAAAATCTGCAATCTCTGTAATTTGTTTTTCTTTATTAAACCATGCTATATTTGATGTGTTAAATTTAATTAGTTTTATTTTATTAATAAGACTGATAATTATATCACTAAAAGACTGTTCTCCTGCTCCATAAATTGCATAATCAATAAAAGGAAATTTGTTAAAAAAATCTTGATTTATATTTGCATCTATACTAGGACCTCCGCATGCAATTTTAGTTGTAACAGGTATATGTGTTTTAACCCTTGACAACTGTTCCATTAAAAAAGTATGATTCCAAAGATAATGGCTTGTGCATAACAGATCTGGTTTTACTTCGTTGCAGTAATTAATTAAATCATTGTCGGATAGTTTTTCTTGTAGAGGAAGTAACCATTCCACTTTTTTGCCAATTTCTGGGTAAGTTATTTCTAAATGCGTTTTAAGATAGATTGAGGCAAGTCCAATAAAGAAAATGTTACTATTAGAGGTTAAACAATCATTTGCATGATAAAATAAAACTTTAAACACTATTCTTCTTTCGGTAATCCTCAAGTGCTGCTTTAATAGCATCTTCGGCTAGAATACTACAGTGAATTTTAACTGGCGGTAATGCAAGCTCTTCTGCAATTTCAGAATTCTTAATTGCGTCCGCCTCATCAAGACTTTTTCCCTTAAGCCAAGTTGTGACCAGCGACGACGATGCGATCGCCGAACCGCAACCGTATGTCTTAAATTTTGCATCGGTGATAATGTTGTTTTCTACAAAAATTTGTAATTGAAGAACATCTCCTCTAACCGCACGCTGGGGCACCGACTAAGCCGGTCCCAACGTGCGCATCCTCCTTATCCATTTTTCCTACATTTCTGGGGTTATTATAATGATCGAGCACAGCTTCACTATACGCCATATTTTCCTCCTGTTATTTGTTCAACTAATTCTAAGGACTGGTAAGTATCCCATTTTTTTCTATTATCTCTGCCTCGTATAAATTGTATATTTTTTTTACTTCCAAGTAAAGAAGGTTCAATACCTAAATCAAATCCTTGTTTGTGTGGAATTATATGATCCAATTGCCAATCATCTGGTCCTTTACCTCTGATAGGAACCCAATCACCATTTGACTGCATTTCTTTTAATGTTCTATACGTAGCATGTCTTACTTTACTTCTATATTTTTTTAGAGGATCAGTTGATGGCTTTTTTGATCTTAAATTATTTGATCTACCATCCTTATTAGGATTGTTTGTTAACATTCGTTGGCGAGCAATTTCATTAGGTAATCCTTTATTCCATCCCCAACCTTTGGATAAACCATTTGTATTTTGTTTTGCCTTTTGTTCCGCTGTAAGTTTTATTCCTTTGTTCCAAGGCTCGTATTCTCCCCTATTTAAAGGATTCTTGCAAGGTTGTGAACAATAATCAACATAACGAGGTTTTGTAATAAACTCATTATTGCAGAATAAACATTTTTTAGTTTTACCATACTTGTTTTTCATACAAGTATTTATAATAGGAGCGCCTGTATGTGACTTTTAAGATCTTTTAGCAAGTGCCGATTTGGCCATACTATCTACTGTACGCTCAGGAGGCGTTCTTTGGACTTCCTGTCCAAACTCAGCTGGTTGATCTGTATCATCTTCAAATGGTTGCAGATATACATATTTTACTCCTGACGAATCATCCTTGATATCTTTGATTAAGTTTTTGATATTGGGATTCGACTTGTAGGCGTCTATTAGATTATCCAAACTAAACTGAGCTTCTCCGGCACTTTGTACGAGATTAATCAAACTGTCAATTCTTATTCTTGGAACAATATGTGTGTCGTGTGCTCGATTGCGTAAAAATTCAAGCATGGTTAGCAAATTTGCATCACCACGCCCATCAGCTTCGTCTTCGAGAACCTCATCTACTACCTCTTCCAGGCCCTCTACAATAACTTCATTTACACGCATTAACGCTTCTCTCTACCTACTGCATTAGGACCAGCTGCTGCGTCAGTGGCTGCAAAGCTGTCTGTATCAATGTCACTGGTCATATCAGCTGCTGGTAATTGACCAGGCATACCACCAGAAACAGGTGCTGCACCCATACCCATCGGAGCTGCAACTTGTTCACCAGCTAAAGCTCTAGCAGCATTATCGGCTGTGCCTCTTGCCGTGCTCAATTGTGCAGACATTTCAGCTAATAATGGCTCAACAGATGCCTTGAATGCATCAGCCTGTTCCATGCCAATTTGATCACGGATAGTATCTAGCAGTGCAGGCATTTGCTCGTTTTGCATTTTGCTGACTTCTTCCAACATGTCCTGGATACTGTCAACCATGTCCTTGGCGGCTAGAATAGCTTGGCTCTTGCCCATTTCGCTTTCCATGATTAATTGCTGTTTATTTTCAACCATCCAGCGATGTAAGCCTTCGCGCACCATTAGCAGTTCCATATACTTAGGATTTTTTTCTGCTGCATGGACTCCGTGACTGTGTTTGATCTTGTCCAGGTTTTCTGTTAAACCTTGGGCCAGTACATAAGCTTTTGGAAAGTTCAAATTGTCATAATCAATCTTGACGCCAAAACGGCTTTCCATAACTTTGTTGATTTTTTTAGCGGAAGGCTTAACGCCCATTTCAGTTAATCTCATAGTGGTGTGTTCCCAAATTTTAAGTATTTAGCCGAAATTAAAGTTTTTTTCAAAATGTTATAAACTGATCGGCGCTGCATTCGTGCATCAGCACATCTATTTCGTGCTGTTTCTATTCTAAATTCATTTTTGGCATGTTGAATGATATGTTGATAAAAATCTATATCTTTATCCAGTTTGCCCAACAGCCGGTCGAGCTCTAGCAATTCAGCTGCTGAGGCATAATCTTTCATGGCTTTCAAACAATAAAGCACAGCGTTGCTCTTGGATACAAAATCGTGTAAATGTTGTCCGTCTTGTTGTTCCACACACCAGCAGCTGGCGTGTTTGCCCTGTATGCGGTATGGACCCACTAAAAACCCGTAGCGACCAATTGGTATTACTACGGGTTCATTGACATAAGTTTTTAGTTGTTTATCTGTCCACTCTTTGATGTATGTTGTGCTTACTGATGCAAATAGTTCTTGTGCCTGGCTAAATTCAGATTTTTTGTTTGTAGTAGATTTTACCATCTTCGTTTTTTCTAAATAAAACATCTTTGTTTACCAAATGATTTGCCACAATAAGTTGTCTAGGTGATAAATCTTCTCTGGCTATTTTTCTGCCACCTTCAAATTGACCTAATACATCAGCTTCTTCGTTGGTAATTGGTAATCTTATTTTATTTACAAGTTCTACTATCTTCATTATTATTTTAGGATAAGTTGTACAATGACCATAATTAAGCCTGTGAGCATGGCTACTCCAAAAGCCGTGCCTACTGTGATCAACTGCCCGCTACTTTTGTTGGTAGCTTCTGCTGCTGATTCTGATATCTTCGTGCGTATGATTATGATGTGTTCTTCCATCGTGGTCATGCGCTGTTCCAGTTTGTCTAGTTTGTCTTCCAATGCCTTGTATCTTTCGGCGCATAAATCCACATGCGCTTCAAGGCTGGCTCTTTCGCTTGCTGCCATCTTTTTCTTCCATATAAAATA